AAGCACCGGGAGGTCTCCACGCTTGGAGCCTTCCATGGTGCCCTGCCTGAGAAAGATGCACCACTGGCCGGTCTTGTCGTTCTTACCAAAATCTAGGTTGGGGTCATACTCGGCTACCGCTTTGCGGACCGTGTTGATCTCCCTATGTGTAAAGCTGGCAGGAACCCAGAACGTCGAATGCTGCATGATCCTCCTTGTAAGGGAGGGGGGAGGTTGCCCTCCCCCCAACACTAACCTAACTGCTAGATGCCGTTAGGATCGTTCGTCAGCCCGTGAAGAACAAGCTGGGTATTGCGCCGCTTAGCGGAGATGTTCATATAGCGTGCGAGGACAGCCTCCCACGCGTCGAACCCGGTGACCCACTTAAGGATGTTGCCATCCTCATTGAGCCAGTCCCAGTCTCCAGCGTCGATCACGTTCAGGTACTTCTCGTCAAGGAAAAAGACCTTGCCGAACGGTGCCTGACGGTCCGAGATGAACGGCTGACCCATGTACTCAATGGCCTTGAAGCCGCCCTTGAGGTTCAGTGGATCAGTGTAACGGACCTGCGACTGAAGCAGGTTGAACAGCCCACGCTGCATACCCGGCGAGGAGATCATCGCGGACACGTCGCCACCAGCGACCATGACCGTGTTGAAAGCCTGCGTCAGGACATCGAGCGAAAGGGCACCAGCAGCGTTGATGCGCTGGTTGTCCCAATACTCGTTACCCGCAACGGAAGCGTCAATCCCGCCGAACGAGCCTGCCGTCGTGCTGACAAGCTGCTGAAGTCCCGAAGTCTCGTAAGACAGCGAAACGGTAGCGTTGCCCTCACGGAACAGGAAGTGCGTACCAGCGGTCACCGTAACCGCCGACGCCACCGTGATCGTGGAGTTGGCGATGGAGAAGCCCGTAACCTCGATACCAGTTCCCTGGACGACGGGGTTGGCGATGGTACCGATATCGAGACGCATCCCGATATAGATTTCGCCCTTACGGAGAGGCTCCGAGGTGTTCGTGGTATTGCCGATGTCACGAAGGGTGACCGTGGTGGAGGCCGCAGCCGAACCACCAGAGATCTGCGACGTGCCAAGGCCGTAAAGCTGGCGAGCAAGATCCATCTTCAGGTCGTTCTTGATGCCTGAGATCTCGCTCTCAAGAACGCGGAGGAACGATCCCGCATCCTTGGCCGTCTTAACGCGTCCAAGCCCCGTGACGCGGATGCGTCCGTAGAGGGCCTTAACGTCGTAGACGGGCTTCGCGTACTTCTGCGCGCCTGCCTGTGCGAATGCAACGTTCTCGCCGCGTGCGAACACGCCTGCCGAACGCTCCTTATGCACAGAGTACACAAGCTGGTTACCAGAGAAGTCTACCGTGTCCCGCTCAAGACGCTGGGTAATGAGGACCTCGTTGTTAAGCTGTTCAACAACGGTGCCCGTATACACATCCTTGAGGACGGAAGAGAGGGTAGACGCCACTGATGCGCCGATGGTCTGAGCCATTGGTGCTCCTTTGGTCGTCTATTACAGAGGCGACCTATGCTTCTTTAACCGAGAGCGGCCCTAAGTGCTTCCATACCGGCGTCATGTAGACGCTTATCCTCGATACCCGTGAAGCCCTCAGGCGGAACCTGAGCACTCTGGAACGGGAGGGGGGATGCGGTATTCACACTGGACTTCTGCTCTACGTACTTGGACACCACGCGATTGTTGATGTTCGTGAACATCTCTGCCGCCTTATGGAGGTCGCCCTGGGTAGCGAACCCGAGGCCAATCACGTCGTTGATGTCGTCGTCGTTCCACGCGGGGTTAGCCGAGCGGATCTCGGAGATCTGGCGGTCAACATGGGCGTTCCATTGAGCTTCCTCGAACTGCCGTTCAAGGTCACCCTTCCACGCCTCAAGCTCTGCCAGTTTTGCTGCATAGGGATCGTCCGGCTCATAAGCGTCGTCCCACTCGTTGGTGGTACCCTGTTCAACCTCAAGGGTCTCAGCGAGTGCTCCGTACACCTGTCGTGCAAAGTCCGGATCAGTATTCAGCGCCTCGATGAACTGGAGGGCCTGCTCGGCCTCCTGTCGCTGCGCTGCTGCCTCCTGGGTCTTGCGCGTGTAGTCACCAGTAAGCTCGCGTTCGCGGGCCTCGATGTACTGACGCGCTTCATCAGGAAGCGTAGTAAGGTCGATCTCCCTGGACGCGGGCACCTGGGTCTCTTGGACTGGTGCTTCTGCTTCCGGGGTTTCGCCCTGCTGTGCGACCGGCTCGACTGGCTCTGGCGTGGATTCCTGCATTCCAGCGAAGAGTGACTCTGCGGCTGCGTCTCGTGTGTCTGCGTCGAAATTCTCGACCGTAGCTTCTGACATGGAGTTGGTCTCCTTAGGTATCGGGGTTTTCGAGTTCGACGTATTCAGCGTCGATTGGCTCGTCTGCGCCCTCAATTTCGGCTGCTCGTACCTTAGCTGCCGTTACAACACCTTCAACTGCGCTCGCAAAGAGCGCCCTAATCTCCGCAGGCGGAGGAAGCTGAAACACATGCTCCACCTTGCCTGTGGGGACCTGTTGATAGGCGCGTAGTTTATCGGTTAGGATACCGATGGCTGTGCTGACATCCCTTGTCGTGACATCACCCTCATCCACCTTCTTCTCTAGAACAACGAGGAGCTTGTGCTGGATGCGGGTAGCGGTCTCAACAAAGTCGCCTGCCACCGCCGGAACTGCGGAGGAAGTCTCCGGGGGCACACCATCGCGCACCCAGTTATCCCTCCATCGCCTAACCGTAGGGGTAGGAACGCCAAGTGCTCTTGCGGTACGCTTGACGTTCCCATCATTAACCGCCAACTCCGCTAGTACAGCGGCACGGTCTTCGTCTGTATACACCCGATTAACCCTTCGAGTCGGGGTAGTCATTACTTACCTTTCGTCTTGGGTTTGGGTGCTGGCTTGAAGCTAGACTCCTTGAGTTTCTTCTCGGCCAGGGAAACCTTCAGCGCCTCCTGCTGCATCTTCATGCCATGGAGATCCTCCGCGTGAGCGGACTTCTGAAGGGTGCTGATCTGGTCTTGAGAACCCTTGTCGATGCTCTGATCGTGAGCCTGCTGCTTCTGCACAGCAGCGGTCTTAGCCGCTGTATCTGCTGCGGTAGCCTGCAACATAACCTGTGCTGCCTGAGACAGTTCATTGGCCTCCTGGCCCGGTCCGGCTGCATCAGCATCCGGCTTATCCACCGAGTCAGAAACCCATGTCTCAAGGGGTGGTTCCGCCATCTCCTCCGGTGTGACATCGACGCCCGCCTTCTGGAGGATGTCGCTGACTGCCGTGGGTCCTGCGGTCGCCTTGATCTGGAGGCTCGTCCGTACACCCTGCGTCTCAGGCTGGGGACCAAGCGTGCTAGCGACCTGCTGTGTCTGTGCGTAGTGCTCGACGAAGAGCGCCTGAACCTCAGGCGGCAACGACTCGAACTCCACACTCTTCATGAACAGGCCGTGTGTTTCCAGATGGACGTTAGTGTTTTCGTACCCAAGGGGATTGTTACCAGCCTTGTTGACGAAGGCTTCTGCCTGCGCCTGATCCTGGATAGGCTGACCCTGTGCATCAAGAGCCTGACCAGATTGAACCTGCTGGATAGCTGCCTTGAAAGCAGCATCATTTACCGGACGACCCTCAATGAGCCTCTCATGCTCGCGCAAGGCCTGATCCTCGTCCGCTCTAGCGGCGTTACCGAGGGAGCCAAGGTCTGCAATGTCGAGGTACTTGTGCGCCTTCTCCGGACTGATGATACCTTCCTTGATGTACTCCATGATCCTGGCCTGCCTGCCTGCGCGCGTGCGCGGGAGGCCGGAGCCTGTCTCCACGGAGACGGAAACGCCGCCCTGGATGTCGGCCTGGGTGAACCTCTTAACCATCGAGGACCCGCCAGTACCCTGAATCGTCATGAGGCGAGGCTCCTTGTAGTAAGCCTGCGCCAACTCCAGCATTAGCTGACCCGCCCCTGCAAGGGACAGTTCGATCAGCTTTATCGTCGGAGCCAAACGGTCGGTAGCCATCTCCTGCAAGAGGTCGATGGCGATTCCTGCCTCAACGTTAGGAGGCACGGTACCCTCGGTGACATCTGTGAGTCCAAAGACCTCGCGGAGTCCATTACGGATTCCGGTAAGGTGGTCGAAGACATAGGGTGGCATAGAGGGAAGTTTCTCGATCTCAGGGCGATGATCGCCCACCGGGTTATACTCATAGACCGCTCCCGGCTCGCTTGTGAGACGTTGCCCGTCGAGTGATCCGACAGGTGCCCACACACGCGGTTTGATGGTGAGGTTCTTGTATTCAACAATCTGGGAGAGCGTCCGGTTGAGTTCCTTCTGGAGGGGGATAGCCTGCTCAACTACCGAGTTGTCATAGACAGCACCGGGAACGCGGACACCAGGAAACTTCACGAATGGGAGCTTGTTAGAGGGGTAATTCCACGGGTCATCACGGACGATCTCCTCGTCAATGAAGTACACCATGCGCCCGTTAGGGAGGGCAGGCTGGGGAAGGAAGTAGCCGATGTTGACGGCCTTGACGTTCGCTTCCGTGCGG